AGGCCATGAAATGGGGCCGAGTAATGACTGTTTCGCTGAATTTTCTCTCAAGAAATGGGGAAGTTTTGCCCAACTTTCTCCAAAGAAATTCTCAAAGTTTGCTCAAGTTATGGTCAAACTTTCGCTGTTTCATGCCGATATTTCTGAAAAAAACTGTCGAATTGAAATACCTAACTTACTGAAATTCAGGGATAACCATACAAATAACTTGCAAGTTACTAACAAGAAAGTTTCCCTAGATAAAGAGAAAGAGAAAGATATAGATAAAGAAAAGAAAAGTATAAAAGAAATTGACGACGATTCAAAGTCGAGAGAGGAGGCCGCAGCAAAAGCTGCTGAAACAAAAAAGCTAAACGCTGAATTTGATACCTTCTGGAATTACCTTGCAGGATTCCCCCACAACAAAAACCACGACACCGCACAAGGCCGATACGTCTCAGCTAGACGGGCAGGTTTTTCAATGGATGATATTAAAAGGTTTTACTACGAGCAACACATCAAGACCGCAGACGATAAACAATTTGTCTTGCAGTTTTATAAGGCTTGTACAATCGGAAACCTCAAATCTTGGCAGAAAACAAAGCCGGTTGACATTGTTCACCAGACGAGTAAACCAACAGGGCCAAAGCGTGACGCATGGGATGACCTGATTGACGCTATGGATTCACATGAAGATAACACACCAACACAAACATTTAAGGAGCTAGAATCATGAACGAGATTGCAAAAGAAATAACTAGAAAATTGAGGGCTTTAATCAAGATAAAAACCAAAAAGGAGTTTGATCCAGACATGGTTGAGCTTTTTTTGGGAACGCTTTCTGAATACGATTCTGAAGATGTTCTAGAAGCAATCAAGCTTTGCGCAAAGGATGAGACTTACGGCATTCAACCATCGGACATTTTGAAGTATTTAAAGAAATCTGATGAGCTAACCGAGATGGAAATAAACCAAAAAGCGAATGATGCTTACTGGGAGTTTGATACAAAGCTACGCGAATGCCAAGGTAAACTGCCCAAATTTGACGATGAGAGCACGCAGGCAGCGTTCGACGCTACATTGCTCGAAAATGACTGGGGGGAGGATTCTGAGCAATTCTCGCGCTTTTTTAGGCCAGCTATGCGAAGGAACTTAAAGAACATTTTAACAGCCCCAGAAAATCAGAGCCGTTTGGCTTTGCAGGAAGCGCAAGAGAAAAAAGAGAGGGCTGCGCTTTATGAGTAAAAACTGGAACAAGCAAGAACAGGACGACGAAGAAAAACGCAAAGAAAGCGCCGGTACATTCGCATTGAATCAAGGCATTCTTCAGGAGTGGGAAGAGTACAATTTTGGCGGCAAACAGATGTTTCCAAGAAATGGTGATAATTCAGTGTACACAAATACGGGTACAGACCTATGTGCGATCCCGATAGGTTTACCCATCGCATTCTCTGACCCGCTCTTTGTGAAGAAGTTTCAATCGTGCCCACATCTCAGAGCTAGCTTTAAAGGCTTCAGCTTTGATTGTAAGCAGCGACAGAACATCAGTCCACCGCTTGCGAGTGATGATAAGATCAAGGAATGTATGGGGCAAATCAAGGAGACTTTGGCAGTTGCGAAGAGTAAAGCGTTTGCTGCAAAAAAACCTAAACTTTATCAATATTAATCCTTGCAGGTGGCAGGGGCACGATAATATAAAAAACGAGATAACTTTGGAGAGAGTAAAATGAAGAAGGTTAATATAAAAATTAAAGAGCGCCCCTTTGGGTCATATGCAATAATATGCTTTAAGTCGAGACCCCTTGAAAACGCAGTAGATTGTGTAGTCACAAAAGACTACAAAACCCCACGCGGTGCTCTAGGAGCAGCGAAACGATTCTGTGACGAGTATGGACTTGAATATGAGGTGATTGAAAATGGAAAATAAAACCTACGGACCCGACACACCACCAAAAGAAGCGGCTGCTTTTCTGGCTGAGCATATTGGGGAAGAGTGTCGCTTTGGAGACAGTAGTAGATGCACAGAAACTCCCGGACCTATTAGCGGAATTAGGGTTAAAGAAGGCGGGATATTATTTTACCATTCAGGTGGAATGCCATTTCAATTCTGCCGCCTAAAACCCAAACCAAAGCGCAAGTTGTGGGATGCTGTTAGTTGCCCGTCGAATCTTGAGATAAGACAGTCTGAATGGGTTGAAGGTGTTTGTTATAGTGTCTCTGCTATATATTCAGAAGGTTTGGAAGTTCCAGATAATGCACCTAATACACTAATAGGATGGCAACAACTAGCTGACGAATGGGAACAGCGAGATGGTTCGGCATGTTATGACTTGGAGGGTGGGGAATGAGTTTAAGAGAAGATTTAAATAGTCTTAGAGCTGAGTTGGAGTCTAATGCGATTCAACAGCGTCATGTTGTTATCACTGAGGAACAGAACAATTCTTTGATGATTCAGTTTTTAGAACTAGAAAAAGAAAACGCAGAGCTGAAAGAAGTTCTAAAAGAAGTAGAAAAGATTCTTAAAGAAGATAAAACTTTCGAAGGGATGATGAATGTTGCACAGGTTATTATTGACTTTAGAAATAAATGGAGGGTGACGAGGGATGAGTAACCCATACGACACAAGTGACCCAAGGTGCAATGCTTGGTATAAAGGGTATGACGTAGCGATGAAGAAAGTTGAGAATCAGTTTGGTGAAAAAGTTGATTTAAAGAAAGAAAACGCAGAGCTGAAGGAAAAGGAAGACTGGTTAAAAGAGCAATGCTTTATTTTACTTCATGCCAGACCTACTATGGTCGAACGTGATTCAAATGGTGAGATAGATCAAGTTTATAAGCATCGAATCTTTGAGGCTTTAGATTATGGGTTTAGAACTAAAAATATCATGGATGAAATGGAGAGTAATGGAGGTGACGAGGGATGAGTGAACCAAACGGAGTTAGATTAACAATGCAACCAACCGACAGAGTCCATGAGCTAGAAAAAGAGGTCAAAGCCTTGGAGGGTCAAGTAAGGTATGCTAAAGAAGAGTATGATTTTAGGGAAAATGAGCTTGAGAACGTTATAGACCTAATGTTTTCATGGTTTGCAACCGTTAATAATTGCGCACCAGCCCAAATTCAAAGAGATGCGTTTAATAAATGGCGTGATGAGTCTGATGAAGTAGCCAAAGCATCTTGTTTGATCGGAAAAGATGTAGATTTAATTCTTAGAAATGGAAGAGCAGTCAGGGAAAGAAACGCTTTGCAGGAAGAAAACGCAGAGCTGAAGAATAAACTTGAATGGATTTATAAACGAAACTACATTATGAGACCAAGGTCTTATAGAGATAAAATTTCTTTTGAGAAGTTCAAGGAGAATATGGAGCAAGAGCGAAACGCTAGAGTTGGTTTGAGATTTAGAGGTGACGAGGGATGAGTAACCCATACGACACAAGTGACCCAAGATGCAATGCGTGGTATAAAGGGTATGACGTAGCGATGAAGAAAGTTGAGAATCAGTTTGGTGAAAAAGTTGATTTAAAGAAAGAGATCGCAGAGCTGAAGGAAAAGTTTAAAGACCTATTTGACATGGCTAGAAACTATAACTATCGAGGTGGTGGAATTGTATTGCAGCATTATCTTGATGATATTGAAAGGAAGGTGACGAGGGATGAGTAAATCAAAGCAAAAAAACACTTGCGCACACAAAGCGCCCATAATAATCAACAAAAACAGGAGAGAACACAATGAGAAAACTACTTAGTCGGCTTGATCTAGTGCCGCTAAAAGACTACCTTGACCTTGAGGCTATGCACCTCGATAAGATGTGTCGTAGGCATGATGAGATCAAACGTCTTAAAGATGATTTGCTTAGGAGTGATGACTTGCTTTACATCAGGGATAATAAAATAAAGTCTTTAGAAAAAGAACTAGAAGGATATAAACAAGACGCACACGCCGCAGAGACAAAGCTTTCAAAGATAACGGGCAAAGGCAACAGGCTGAACCGACTTGAGCAAAGCTTGAAATTCTTAGGAAAAGAGTTGTCGCAATGGAAAGGGGCAACGAAGGCATGGAAAAAACACTTAAATAGGATGGGTTCAAAATGAGTAGCAAGTTTAAATTTATGTATGAATACGATGACGACAAGATAAAAGAGTTTGTTGAGCTAGACTCAAACCATCAAAACCTCGATGATGTTCTCGAGGTTGTTGAGAGGTTTATTCGCGCTTGTGGTTATAACCCAAAGGGTGCACTTGAGTTTGTGGAGGAATTTGAAAAATGAAGCAAATATTAATCAAGCCAAACGAGGCAGGTAAATTTATTCATACGCCATTGGGGCTTGTCTGGATAGCGAGACTATTCCCATCTTCTGAGCTGCGACCCGATCAGCTTCGAGAAGAACCACGGCATGAAAAGACGAGTTTAAGGAAATCGGGTTTAGCAGTAAAAGCTTTTAACAGGAGAGGCTAAAAATGAGCAATTCAATAAACTTTCTGGGTAATATCGTAAGAGACCCAGAATTAAAACAGGTAGGAGAAAACTCTGTGTTAGAGTTTAATTGTGCCAATAATGTAGGGTTTGGAGACCGACAGGTTACAAACTGGTTTAGGTGTACGATGTGGGGCAAGAGAGCGCAGAGCTTGAGCGACCATTTAAAGAAAGGGCAACAGATTTTTGTTATAGGTCAGTTGTCTTTGAAGAAGTTCACAAACAAAGACGGAGTTGAGCAAATCAGTCCAGATGTTCGCGTGAGTGAGATTGAGTTTGTGAGGGGCGGGAATAGTGAAGCTGCGCCAGAAACTAGCCAGAGAGCTACGCCTACAGATAATGACGATCAAGATTCAATGCCATTCTGAGGAATAAAATGCAAATAGAAAAATTACTACCACAGTTAAAAAACGGCGACAAGCTCCACAGGTTAGCCGCTGAAGCGATTGAAAGCTTGATGCCAAAGCCTAAAAATAAAAAAGAGCCGGAGCCCGTTGAAGATTAAACACCATGTAGAGTTGGCCCTTGAAGAGTTTGGGCATGGTTATATCGATAAGGATAAAGCCGTCGCTTACGTCATGGGCCACTTCAATGATTGGGTCAAGGGATTGAATGCGGAGTGCGCAACACTTGGGCGCACCTGCATGGGCTTGATTTATAATGATCCAGACTCAAAGGAATTTGAAGAGGCAAAGAATAAGTTTCGGGATATGGTGGAGCCCTTGAGCGATGCAGAGAAGCTTAAGAGACGGATTGATCAAACATTCAAGAGAAACCAGAAGATAGGCGAAATTGAAGTGATGAGGAAAGAATTAGAGGACTACAAGACAAGAAATAGAAAAGCCTACATTAAGTTTACAGGCGATCAATTTAAAGAATTTATTAAGAATATATCAAAACGAGATACCAACGCGACCGAGGTTTGTATTGAAATTGAGCACGGTAGCGGGGATTATAAAATTCATTTTAGGAGATAACACGATGGATGAGGAGTATTTTTTTAGTTTAGTAACACCTTTCGAGAAGTATAAAAAGCGAACATGCTTAAGGTGTGGACGGCAACACTCTAGTACCAAAGGCAATCGCATTTGCTGAGAATGCACGACAAGAAACAAATTTGTTGGAGCCTTTGCCGCTCAGTGTTTTGCATAATTGTTTAACGAGTATAATGATTAAGTTATCTCTCCTAGGGGGTCTAGCTTCGGTTAGATCCCTTTTTTTATGTGGCAAAGTTGGCGTTGGCATTATACTCAAGGGATGGGGCGCGATCGACCACAATCGAACTATGCAAATTGCACTTTTAGCGATCTAGCGCCCCTGTTTTTATAATTTGGAGAGATTATGAGTAAACAAGAAGACACGATTGAGATTCTTTTAAATGTCATTAATCAGTTGAATAATGGCGATCCAGTCAAAGTAAGTATTGAAACTCATTTGACTTGGGTTGGTCAGGATATGCAGGAAGAGGAAAGCGTCACGACTATAAAGATAACGGAACAAAGATGAATCCGTACAGGCAAAAATACTGCGAAAGACATGACATAATATTTGACTTGAAGCATGGTTGCCCAATGTGTCGCCGTGACTTGAGATTGAACAAACTTGAATCGAAAGCTACCAAAAAGAAATGGTGGCAGTTTTGGAAATAACATTTTAGGGGATTTAATGAGTAAATATGATGATATAGAGGGGGCCTATAATGCCAATCAAATTAAGACTCCAGAGGAGATTTTGGCAGATAGACAAAAAACCTATGGCGACCCACTGCCAAACTGGAATAATATAGGGCGATCCTGGGGGGCTATACTATCACAGCATTTCAATATTCACATCCCAGACATTCCGGCAGATGTAGCGCAACAAATGATGGTCTTGATGAAAGCAATAAGGTCAGTGAATAAAGGTGTTTTTCACGAAGACAACTATGATGATGAGCAGAACTACACTAATTTAGCAAGAGAAAGCAAGCGAAAGATAGAATCAGGCAATGCTTTCAATGACTTCCAACAACAAGGCTAGTACTTTGAAAAATAAAATATCAACGCGAGAAGCTTTACTATTCATCAGTGAGTTGCCACATGGTCCCAATGGAGGTCGAAAGACTGCTTTGATGGATCATTACAAGCTGAATGCTGCGGATGCTAAAAAGCTGCTTGATAGAATAATTGTCATGGAGAAGAACCGAGATAAAAGCTTGGACACTTCAGAGCTTATTCAAAGCGACAACAATCTCGCAATCATCGACACCACGAACAAACAAAAAGCGGTTGATGATACGCTCAAAGAGTTTGGGATTGATAAGGATGATATTATCATCGAAAGGTTTCGAGTTGGAAAATGGGGGCCACCTGAAAAGCAAAACGCTCAGGTTCGTATTGAGGCAAAGCCCAGAGTTCCGCAGGTTTGCAAGTTCCCAGAGATCAAAGCAATCAGGCCGGATTATCGCGCACCGATAAAAAAAGTATCTAAATCGCGAAAAAAACTCAAACGTGCCTTGGTTGTACCTGATTCACAGATTGGATATAATCGAATAGACGTACATAAAAACGTTCTCCAGCCGTATCACGATTTTAGGGCGATGGATTTGCTTGTTCAGATAGCGGCAGAGATTAAACCTGACGTTATTATCATGCTCGGGGATATGCTTGATTTGCCAAACTTTGGCCGATATGCTAAAAGCCCAGAAATGCTTTTCACTGTACAGCCATCGCTTCAGACTTTGAGAATGTTTATTGATGACTTGAGAGCCCATACGCCGGAAATGGTTTATATTTATGGGAATCATGAGGCGAGGTTCAAGAACTTCATGGAAGAGGTTAATGTTGAAGGGTCGAGGCTTAGGAAGGTGGACTTTGAAGAGTCAGCGCCGTACACTTATTCACTTGAGTATTTCTTGGGCCTTGATGATATTGGGGTGAAATACTTCAAGAACTATCCACAAGATGAGTTTTATTTAAATGACCATCTCGCCTTTTCTCATGGTGACACAGCAAACAGCAAAAGTGGGGGCACTGTTGGGGGAATAATTCAAAAAGACCCACATGTTTCGCGCATGGTTGGTCACATTCATAGGTGTGAACAGGCCACAAAAACGACTTATAAGAAGGGTGAACCGATGACAAACAGCGCGTTTTCTTGTGGTACGATTTGCCGATTGGGTGATTTTGTGCCTCAAGCCGGAACTAGGCAGAACTGGCAGCAGGGGTTTTCTACTGTGGCTTATGAAGAGGGTGACGGGCTTTTTAATGTCAATCTTCACCATATCGAGCAAGGGAAAGTTTTGCTTGATGGTAAGCTTTGGCAGGCAAAATGGGACGAGAAGGGATATTCTAAAAGGTTGGGTTTTGAGGTTCAGGTTTGAGTAATGTAACAAGTTTAATGTTGAATATGAACTCGGTGGAGCATGACGAAGATGAGAAGATTGTCGAAATAAATGAATACTTCAGTTGCAGTAAAATTGGTTTAGCTAGCTTTGATGATGTTGATGATTGTTGTTGGTATGGTGGAGACAAGTACCTTCAGGCTAATCTTTACTGTGGCGCTTACAAGAATTTAAATCTTGATGAGTTTATTAAGCATATTAAATCAATCGATTGGAAGCTTGGAAGCTTAGTCCAGTTGATATTATGCGAAGAACACGACGAGCTGTTTAGGTCGATTGTTGTTGTTGGAGATAGGGGTTAATTGGCTGAGCAATTAGACAAGCATGATGGCCCGCAAACATCCAAGCTTTTGAAGAAAATGAAGCACAAGGAGGAGCGGGCAAAGCTCAAGCAGGAATTGAAAAACGGAGAAGATCCGGTTGATACTTATGGACGTTATAAAGGTTGGTGGTGGTAAAAAATGAAAGAAAACCTTGCCCCTTTTGTTCATCCACTAAGCTGTTTGTAAATGACGCAGGATTTATTAATTTCCACTTCTCTGTCATTTGTGATGATTGTGGTGCTACTGGTCCACTTGAAGCGAATGAGATAGAGGCTTGGAAGAGTTGGAATAGGGAGAGATGAATAGAGGAACTTTATGGGTAGGATCGGCTTGCTGCTACCTTTTATATATGGCAAGTATATATATGGGAAAAGATCCAGATACACTTTTTGCTGCCAGTTTGGTGTTACTATGGATTGGTTTATCTGTTGATCCTAAAAAGGAAGGTTGAGATATGAAAGACAGACTTGACGAATTAGCGGAATTAATCGGCACCATTGACGAGATTAGCGAGGGGCATTCGGAAGAGTGCGAGGGCTGCGCTATGATTCAAGAATTGCTTAATGTTTGGTCGAATGAGTTTGAAGCGGATAAGAGTAGTGAAGGGATAAGGGTTTTGAAATGAGCGAACTAAACAAAGAGCAAATTGACTGGCTTTTAAATCAAATATCTTGCTATCATGACGAGGCGACGCTTGAAACGATGCCAAATTGGCTGTATTTGTCTCTGGAGGTGGTTAGGGTTAATGGGTATAAGGTGGGGTTTAGAAATGGCTATAGGGATGCTGTTAAGGATTTGAAATGATATTAGCTTTGGTCAACTTGATGCTAGCGGTCGCTTTGATATTTTTAGCTCGTGGATTAGAATAATGTATGGATTCTACGAGTACGCTGTTATCATGGGCGGCGTTTTTGGGTTTATGTTTGGGGTATTGTGGATTAGTGATTGATTTTTAAAATATTTTAAAAATAACCCTTGATTGAGCTTGATTGACTGTAATATATTTTTTTTAAACATGAATGGAGAGATACATGTTAAACACAGAATACAGAGATTTTATAGAATCTAAGAGAGTTGTGCAGGAAGACATTGGATTCAATGTTGATAATGTTCATGAATCATTATTTGGGTATCAAAAAGATGTTGTTATATGGGCTTTAAAAAAGGGTAGAGCTGCGATTTTCGCAGATACTGGATTGGGCAAGACTATCATGCAATGCGAATGGGCAGAGCGCGTAAGAATAGAGACATGTAAGCCTGTTCTTATATTGGCTCCTTTGTGCATTGCTGAACAAACACAGAGAGAAGCAAATGAAGTGCTTAATCTTAATGTTAAACGTTATGATTCAGATTGTGATAATTTAGATGGGGTTTATGTTACGAATTATGAGCAGATAAAAAATATTGATTTTTCTGAGTTTTCAGGGATAGTTCTTGATGAATCGAGCATACTTAAACACCGCGATAGCAAGACCAGAATGATGGTAATGGAAAAAATAAGCCATATTAATTATAGGTTATCTTTGACTGCTACGCCTGCGCCAAATGACTATATGGAGTTCGGAAGTCAATCTGAATTTTTAGGGGTCATGTCTCAGGAGTCAATGTGGGCGACTTTTTTTATAAATGATGTCAAAGAGAGTGCTAAATGGAGACTTAAAAAACATAGTGAAGAGGATTTTTGGGCATGGGTATCTAGTTGGGCAGTTATATTTAGAAGGCCATCGGATATTGGGCATCCTGAAAACGACTTTGAATTACCAGAGTTAAATTATAAAAATCATGTAGTTGATTCTGGACTAGATATTAATGACTATTTAGAAAAAAATGGAATGGGTTTGCTTGGTAGAAATAGGGCTAGACGAGATACTATAGAAAAGAGAGTTAATAGATGCCTAGATATAGTTGATAACATAAGATCTAATAGCGAAGATGAGCCCATACTTATTTGGTGTCATTTAAATGATGAGAGTTCTATGATTCACAAGGCCATAAGTGAAAAATATAGTGATGTTGTAGAGGTATCTGGCCAACAAAAGGATAGTGTCAAAAAGGATGGATTGTTAGGATTTACTTCTGGTAAGTATTCTATATTGATTACTAAGCCAAAGATAGCGGGATTTGGCATGAACTGGCAGCAATGCGCGAATATGATTTTTGTAGGTTTAAATGACTCTTATGAACAGCTTTATCAAGCTGTTAGAAGATGTTATAGATTTGGTCAAAAAAGATCAGTCACAGCAAATATTATCACTGCCGATATTGAGGAAGCAGTTCTTGAAAATATAAATGTGAAAGATGATAAAATGAAGTCTATGTATGATAATATTATTGATCACATGAGATGCTTTCAGTCTGGTGGATTGAAAGATAGAAAATTAAATATTGACTCAAGAAGCAACGGCAGAGTTGAAAAAGATAATAATTTTGAAATTTATAATGGTGATTGTGTAGATTATGTATCATCTTTAGAAAGTAACTCAATTGATTACACTATATTTAGTCCACCTTTCGCATCACTATATACTTACTCTGATGATGATAGAGATATGGGAAATTCTAGATCTGAGAACGAATTTTATACACATTTTGACTTCATGCTAAAAGAGCTTTATAGAGTAATGGCTGAAGGTAGGCTAGTATCAATTCATTGCATGAATTTGCCGACTTCCAAAGCTAGGCATGGATTCATAGGCATTAGGGACTTTAGGGGGGAAATAATCAAAATGATGCAGTCACATGGATTTATATATGCGTCAGAGGTGACTATATGGAAATGCCCAGTAGTGGCTATGCAAAGAACCAAAGCTCTAGGTCTATTATGGAAGCAGATAAAAAAGGATAGCGCTATGAATAGACAAGGTATACCAGATTATCTAATGACGTTTAGAAAGGATGGAATTAACAAAAAGCCTGTGTCTCATACTCCAGAGCAATTCCCAGTTGACCGATGGCAGAATTTAGCACAACCAACATGGCAAAACATAAGGCAGTCAAACACTCTTAATTTTAAGCATGCAAGAGATGATAGAGACGAAAGGCATATTTGCCCTCTTCAGTTAGATTTGATAGAGAGATGCTTGGAATTGTGGACGTTGCCGAATGACACTATACTGAGTCCATTTACTGGCATTGGGTCAGAGGGGGTTGTCTCTCTTGAAATGGGTAGGAAATTTAAAGGAAGTGAATTAAAGCCAAGTTATTTCAATGCAGCTCACGAGCACCTAAAAGAAGCAAGCGGTGATGTGAAAAGGCTATGGCCTTGCGATGATCCAATTTATGATAAAACTGAATCGAATAAATTGAAGAAAAAGCCAGTTGAAAATAAAAATATTATTGAGATTAATCAAAATGACAAACATGATGATTTATTTGAAATTATGGGAGTTATGTAATGAAAACTATATATATGGCTAGCCCTTACACCCATTCAGATAAGACAGTCATGGAAACTAGGTACCAGTTAGCCCTAGACGGGTGCTCAAAATTGATCGGTATGGGGTTCTGCCCCATATCGCCAATAGCTCAGTCCCATCCAGTCGCAAATAAGCATGATATGGGATTGAGTTTTGATACATGGGAAAATATTGATTATGCCATGATTGATATGTGTGACGAATTATGGATACTTGATATTGATGGAGTTGATGAGTCTAGCGGAGTTAGAAAAGAGTTGATTTATGCGCTATCTAAGAGAAAACCGATTCGTACATTTTCATTAAATGATTGTTTTAGTACAGATTGTGATAGAATAGACGAATGAGAACAGGACGACCAACAAAATACAACGAGGAGCTGATTCGAAAGGCTCATGACTACCTTCACAACTATGAGTCTGAAGGTGACGTTTTTCCCCAAGTGGCGGGGCTTGCGGTGTTTTTGGGGATCAGTAGAGAGACGATTTATGACTGGATTAAGGACGATACAAAAAAGGATTTTTCTGACATCGTAGCACAAATTTGTGCCATGCAGGAGAAGGTTTTGGTTAATGGCGGGATTATGGGCGAGTTTAATGCGTCGATTGCTAAGCTGATGTTGGCGAAACATGGGTACAGTGAAAAGCAGGAAGTTGACCATACCACTAAAGGCGACAAGATAAAATCTATCGCCCCTCATCAGTTTATAAGTGATGAAGATAAGCAGTAAATATAAGCCTTTATGGGGTGAAGAATATAGAGTTGCAATTCTTTCCGGTGGTCGTGGTTCTGGTAAGTCATTTGCAGCCCAAACATTTCTGAGAGATTTAAGTTATCAAGCAGGGCACAAAATAGCGAACACACGCTACACGATGGCGAGCGCGAGAAAAAGTATTATTCCAGAGTTCTCTGAAAAGTTGGAAATGTCAAGCTCTCCATTTGGTGACTGGTTGATGTATGATGATTTTGAGCTTGTTGATAACACTTATTTAAATAAACAATCTCAATCAGAAATGTTTTTTATTGGACTTAAAACATCTAGCGGAATACAAACGGCAAGTCTTAAATCAATCAATGGTCTGACCACATTTTTGTTAGAGGAAAGTGAAGAGTTGCCGGATGATGGCACAGAGATGCACGAATCAACCTATGATAAAATATCAAACTCAGTCAGAACAAAGGGTAAGGATTTGCGCGATATTCTCCTTTGGAATCCTACGAGTATTGACGCTTTCGTGTATAAGCGATTCTTTCAAGATGCCGGCGTTGATATAACCTTTAACGGAATAAAAGACGATGTGCTCTACATCTACACAACGTACCTAGACAACATTGATAACCTTCACCCCTCATTCATAGAAAAGGCCGAGCGAGTCAAAGCAGCAAACCCCGCGAGATACGACCATATTTATCTGGGTTTGCCGACAAGCCAGAACGAAAACGCTCTTTGGAAAATGGACACAATGATATCACCTTATCGAGTGCTTTCATTGCCAGAGATAAGGCGCGTCGTCGTTGCGGTTGATCCGTCAGTGTCAGAAGGTGAAGCAAAGAATGATGAGTGTGGAATTGTGGTTGTGGCTGAAGGGTTCGATAATCACTTTTATGTGCTCAAGGATGCAAGCGACCATTTAAGCCCGTTAGAATGGGCCAAGACGATTGTGGGTTGTTACAATGAATATCAGGCCGATAAGATTGTGGCTGAAGTGAATCAGGGTCATAAGCTTGTGGAGTTAACAATCAAGACGATTCTGCCAAATGCTCCGGTTGATAGTGTTGTGGCAAAAAAGGGAAAGATGACGAGAGCCGAGCCGGTTAGCTCATTGTATGAAGATGGGCGGGTGCATCATGTTGGGAATTTTAAAGACCTTGAATATCAAATGTGCAATTTCACAGGTGACCCCAAGCAGAAATCACCCGATAGATTAGACGCTTTAGTTTATGGATTGACTGAGTTAGCTTTTCCGAAAGGTAAGCCGTTGTTTTTCGCGTAAATTAATTCTTGCACACCAAAAGAGCACAATAATATACTGTTTTAACAAGGAGAAATAATGAGTAAACCAGAAACATTAATGATCGACGATGTGAAATACATCCGAGAAGACGCGGCTTGTAGTGAGCCTGATGAGCTAGACGGGCTGAAATATGTCATTGTTAGAAGTAGAAATCAAGGCGTGATGAGTGGTTACCTACATTCATTTAGCGGACAGACTGTGACATTAAAAAAAGCTAGGCAGATTTGGCGCTATGACTCTAGATTTGTTTTGACTGACATGGCTGAATATGGCGTAAGGAATGCAGAGGATTGTAAGTTTTCTTGTGAAATGAGTCAAGATGCTGTGATGCTTGAGGCTTGCGGAATTTTGGTATGTACGAAAAAGGCAGCTAAGTCTATTAGGTCAGTTGAGGCTCAGGATAATGAGTAGTCGATATGTTTTGAATGCATCAGAGTTAAATTCTTTAGAAGATAATGGCTATGGCTCTGGCTCTGGCTATGGCTCTGGCTCTGGCTATGGCGATGGCTATGGCTCTGGCTCTGGCTCTGGCTATGGCTCTGGCTATGGCGATGGCTATGGCTCTGGCTCTGGCTATGGCTATGGCTATGGCTATGGCTATGGCACTGGCTATGGCTCTGGCTATGGCGATGGCGATGGCTATGGCGATGGCTATGGTTCTGGCTATGGCGATGGCTATGGCGATGGCGATGGCTGATATTTTATAGTTAAGCCCTGCGCGTGGGGGCTCTAAATACTAACAGCGCGTTTAAGGTCGGGCAAAACCGGCCTTTTTTTTATGCGCTAAAATAACTTGATAAAACCAGACTCAACTTAAAATCTTATTCTCGGCCGACCAAAACTGAGAATAAGAGATCTAATTGCTGCTAGTGATTGGATCTTTTTTTATAGGCCATTTTTCGCGTGATACGTTTTTACTCAACTTATGAACAAGTTGTCCTAATTTGTATCAAGCTTCCCAAATAATCGCACGTTCATAAAATTAGATAGAACGTTCACAAGAAAAAAATGAATGAATATTTGGCCATTTAATCGCCCGAAAAGCGTCAAGACCTCGGTAAGTACGCAAATTCTGACACAGAAACACGCTTTTCCAACTGATAATTTAAAGGCGTATGCAGATGAAGGGTATGGCCTAAACCCAACAGTATTTGCATGTATCGACCTGATCTCAAAGAGTTTTGCTCGTGTTCCTTTGAAGGTTATGACGAAGGGAGACAAGCCGGAGCATTTAACAGAACACCCATTGCAAAAGCTTATCGATCAACCAAACCCAGATGAGGGCGGAGTTGAATACAGACAGGCTGCGTGCAGTTGGCTTATGATAACTGGTAACAACTTTCAGCAGAAATTAAAAGCTTCAGGATTACCTAGCGAGTTGATTCACTGGCAACCATACGAGTTTTCGATTGATAGGCTTGTCGGCAACATGGTGCCATTGAGATACATCTATGGAAAAAACCAAAGATACGAGCGCATTTTTGAAGTAGACCAGTTCACAGGCAAAAGCGATTTGATGCAATGGCGAACATTTAACCCTTCTGCGACTGGTGCTGAATTTGGCCAAGCTCCATTGAAAGCGGCGGCCTCTTGTGTTGATAGTTCGAACGCTGCTAGATTGTGGAATTATAGCGCATTACAAAACTCTGGGTCTTATTCTTTGGTGGTGACTTCAGACACGCCACCAACAGGAGACCAAGAAAAAACTATCCTGCAGGACATTAAGGAAAAATGGGAAGGTCCAGAAAATGCGAGAAAGGTGAAATACATGGGGTCAGCGTCAAAGATCGACACCATCTCAATGACGCCTCAAGACATGGATTGGTTAGAGGGGCTGAAGTTAAACGCCCAAGAGATATGCTCTGCCTTTGGTGTTCCTACTCAGTTAATCAGTATTGAAGGGTCACAAACTTACGCGAATTATGAAGAGGCTAAGGTTGCTTTCTTTGTTCAGACCATCATGCCTCTTTTAGACCTTTACGTTTCCGAGCTGAATAGATGGCTTACTCCTGATTTTGGGGAAAATGTAGAGATTGTTTATTGTGAAGACGACATACCCGCACTTGAGCCATTGAGGCGCGAGAAGAGAGCAGAATTAGTTAGCTCTGATGTTTTAACGATTAATGAAAAGCGCGCGATACTTGGATTTGAGCCAATCGATAGTGAAGAGGCCGATCAAGTATTTGTTCAGCCGAATGACATACCACTGGATGAAACATTCAGCGATATGGATGAGGAAGAGATAGACGAGGATGACGACGATGGCGAAGAGACAACAGGCGAGGAGTAGAAGGCGACAACTCAGGGAAATAAGTCAAATCGATGCCCTTGAGAAACGACTTGAACGTTCAGCCATGCCGAAGATAAGACGAGAACTAAACATTATCGGAAAAGATGCAATCCAAGCTCTTCGCATTGGTGGACAGCCAAACGCTGACATGGTTATCGATGGCGGTCAATTCAAACTGCAAGAAACCATTGAAAAGGTTTACAGCAACACCATCAAAAAGAGTGAGAAGCTTTTAAAAGACCTTTACCCCGATGACAAAAAGAAGGTGGCACAGGTCAGGCGCGAACTTGAACGCAACTTTAAAAAGCAAGCAGAGAGGGCAGCTAAACAAATCAGCGACAGCACTAAAAGACAAATGAGCCGAGTGATTGAAAGCGGGCGAAAGAATGAATTGACCGACGCAGAAATCGAAAAGAAACTGAAAAAGAAGATCGGCACAAATAGCCGTCGCGCTCAAGTCATTAGTGAAGTGGAGATCGGCAGCGTCACGGCAGAGGGTCGAGACAAGCTATCCAGAAAGACTTTAGAGAAAGCAACGCGCAAAGTGTGGGTGACTGCTAGAGATAGCAAGGTGAGAGATCCTCACCAACATGCGGAGGGTCAAACTGTTGACATTAATAAGAATTTTATCTTGAGAGGTAAGAGAACAGAGCGCGCACCATATCCACGCTATAGGGGATTGAGTGCAGGTCAGCGAGTAAACTGTAGATGCAAAGCGATTTACCTGAAGGATTAACATGAGTGGACCGGCAACAGATCGAGGCTTTCAACACCCAGACGAAGGACTTGAGCACAAATCAGATGGCAGTCAGTTTGATGTACCTGCATGGCGTGAGGGTGTAGAAACAAAACTGACCGAGATTGATACAGTCTTGGACACAATAAAAGTCGATACTGGTTTGCTTAAAGATGCGCAAACATACATTTCAACAGACAACAGTAGCACAACGCTCATCACAAATGGTAATAATTTTACAGGGACTTGGGAAGACGTAACAAAATACGATTCTGTCGTTGTTGCAGTCAAAACAGATCAAAACGGATATTTTGAGATTCAATTCTCTCCAGATGGCTCAAATGTTGATAGCACACTTACTCGATATTATAGAACGGGCCAAATAGAAGCGCCGCACAGGTTTACAATCACAAGACAATACTTTAGGGTTATATTTTATAACAACTCTGGATCAGATCAGACCTTCCTAAGATTGCAAACGACTGTCGGGGATAAATCAGACTTAAACGCCCCAACTGATTCAACTTTAGCCCAAGACTTTGATGCTATCAGTGTAAGGCCAACAGATTACACGACAGAGGTAGCATTGGGCAGAAGGCAGGGAGATACAACTTGGAACAAATTTGGCTATAATTCAGACATAGATACAGCATCAAGCGAGGTTATCGCGTCATTTGGTGCAGCTTTCAATCAACAGTTAGCAGCGGGCGAGACTCTTGATATTGTTTCAGATTCAGTAAACGATACAAACTCAAGCGGAACAGGTGTAAGGCAAGCTGTAATCTTTGGAGTCGATTCAAATTGGGATGAGGTTACCGAAGTGATTGCCATGAATGGAACTACTACAGTCACAACATCAAATAGTTTTATTGGCGTTAATCGTATGACCATTTTTACATCTGGTTCGGCAGACTCAAACGTTGGAACGATTACAGTAACGGCAACCACAAGCGGAAACACTATGGCAGAGATGCCGGCAGGTCAGGGAACAACTCAACAATGTATTTTTTACATTCCTCAAAATCACCAGTTTTTAGCGACATGGTTAAAGCTTAATGTAATCAAGTCTTCTGGTGGTGGCTCCCCAGAAGTAACTTTTAAAGCTTGGGTTTATTCTGATGTAGTGGGTGCTAGGTTTGAGGTTTATCGAGATAGCATCGATTTATCTGGTTCAAATGGTGACCGCATAGAATTGAATCCTGCTGAACCTTTTGTGGTGGGTGAAAAGTCTATCTTCTGGATTGAGGCTAGTACATCAGCAAACAATACTAGCGTTCGAGGCAGGTTCTCTGGAAAGCTTATCCGTGACGCTGACGCATAAATTGACAAATAATTCAAACTCTCGAAAATTACATTCATGGAAATAAAGCGCGCTATAATCCCATTTGAGGTCAAAAATGAGGACCCTAGTAATGAAATGGGTTTGTTTGAAGGCTATGGTTCTATCTTTGGAAACATTGACTTAGGCGGCGACATTGTTAAAGGTGGCGCGTTTAATAACACTTTAACTGAATGGTCTTCTAAAGGTCAACTTCCACAAATGCTTGGCTTTCATCAAGACGGCAATGTTATCGGCGATTGGTTGGAAATGCGAGAAGATGAAAAGGGCCTATATGTCAAAGGTCAATTATGGGTTAAAGGTGATAAAAGAATCGAGGAAGCTGTAAAAGCTCACAACATTTTAAGAGGGACAGGACCAAAGGGTTTGTCTATTGGGTATTATGTAAAGGATCAAGACTTATTGGAATTTAACGGCGGCATGGTGCGCGAACTAAAAGAGATCGAACTCTTTGAAGTTAGCGTAGTTGGCTATTCGATGAATACTCAGGCTTTCGTCACTGGGGTTAAATCAATGACGGACGACGATGGGCGTATCCTATCAAAACGAGACGTAGAGAAGGTTTTGCGAGATGCCAAACTTTCACGCAGACAGGCAAAGGCTTTTATAGCCGGTGGATATGAGGCACTTGTCGATGATGATAAGAACCAATTTGAAGCCAAGGATCGAGATGATTCTTTAGACTTGAACGGCGTATCGGCATCACTTTCAAAATTACTTTCTACTGTTAAAGGTTAATATTATGAGTGCAGAACTCGAAATCAAAAGCCAGATCGACAAGATCGGGGAAGCGTGGGAAGCTTCTAAAAAAACCAATGATGAAATTCTTGCAAAACAAGAAAAACAAGAAGGCGGAATCGCTGAATTGAAAGAAAAACAAGACAAAGTTGACTCTGCTTTGAATGAAGCTCTTGAAGTCAAAAAGTCTTTAGAAGAAACACAAGCCGCTGTTGCGCGTCTTGCTAATTCTCACGAAGCCAAAGAAGAGCAAAAAGACACTAAATCTTTCAACACTGCTTTCAAAAAATGGCTCTCTAAAGGAATGCCACAAGATGTTCGCAGCTTAGACTTGAACGACAAAGAAGTTAAAGCCCTTCAATCTAATATCGATCCTCAAGGTGGTTACACTGTTAATCCATTCATGGGCGCTATCGAAAAAAGATTGTTTGATACTTCTCCAGTTCGCTCTTTAGCTCGTACTGCTTCAATCGGGACTGATGAGTATGTTGGTTTTTTAGATGACAATGAAGTTGGTGCAGGTTGGATTGGTGAAATCGAAACTCGTTCAGATACTTCAACAGCCGATCTTGGTCAAAAAAGAATCCCAGTCCGTGAAATGTATGCACGTTTTACTATCACTGAAAGACTTCTTGAAGACTCTGATTGGAACCTTGAAGCATGGGCACAAGAGCACGTTGCTGATAAGTTTGCTCGTTTAGAAGCCACTGGCTTTGTAACTGGTTCTGGTCCTAATCAACCTGAAGGTCTTGCAACTGCCACAGCTAAAACTTCAAACGGTGACGTTTATACTCGTGACCAAATTGGCGCTAAATTGGCTGCTTCTACAACTGCCATCACTACTGATGAGCTTGTCGACTTGCGTGCTTTGTTGAAACATGGATACAGAGGAAACTCTTACTTTTTCTACAACAGAGACACAGAAGCTTACATTCGTAAATTAACAGACGGACAAGGTAACTACATCTGGCAACCTTCTTTTCAAGCAGGTGAAGCAGATCAATTGTTGGGTCAAAGAACTGTTGTTTTCGAAGACATGGCTGATCGTGCCGCAAATGCTATCTCTGTCGGTTTGGGTGACTTGCGAAGCTCTTACTTGATTGTTGACCGCGTTGGAATGAGCATTCTTAAAGATCCTTACACTGCTGCTTCAAGTGGGAAAGTTTACTTTCACATGAGAAAGCGTGTTGGTGCTGGAATCGTTAATTATGATTCAATGAAATACTTAAAACAAGCTGCATCATAAGAGGTATAAGAAAATGACTAAAGACTCAAAAAACAATATCAAGGTTGTACCCTCAATCTTACCCGAAGCTGTAACCGCTGATAAGACTGGAGCCGCCGTTGCTTTGGCCGGTTTCGAAAGCTGCACAGTCACTTTGACTGCAACGACTGCCTCTGTAGGTGGAACATTTAAATTGACTGAATCTGATACTTCTGGCGGTGCCTATACTGATGTAGCTGCTGCTGACATCATTGGAACTCAAGGCGTTGCTGTAGTTGAGGACGACACTGTTTCACTTGGATATATCGGAAATAAAGGTTTCATCAAAGCTGTGTTTACTCACAGTGCTGACGGTGTTATCTCTGCCGACGCTATTCTTGGACATGCTCACGTTGCTGAGACTGGCGCTAATAGCTAGATGAGTGATATTAGTAAATTCGTTATGTTGCAAGACCTCGTCTATTATCATGACGGGTTTACTAAGTCAGAATATAAGAAAGGCGAGACCTATTCTTTCGAGAAGGGTTTCGCCGATCTTGCACTGGGGGCCGGTTGGTGTGAACCGCTAGAGAAGCCAAAGAGCTTTGAGACGCGCGAAACAAAGCCCGCCCCTTTGTTAAAAGAGAAAAAGCCTACTCCAAAGGCGAAAGTAAAGACAAAAGCCAAGTCTAAAACATCGGCAAAAAAATCGGCATCAAAAAGGGTAACAGTTGAAAAGCAAAGTAACGACAGCCCCATCGATTGAGCCGGTAACGCTTGAGGAAGTAAAAGCACATCTTCGCATAACTGCAACAAATGAAGACGGGCTTTTAAATACTTACATTCAAGCCGCTAGAGAACTAGCTGAAGACATTACAGGCCGCAAGTTTATCACCCAAACATTGACTGGATACGTCGATGATTTTGGAGGCGGTGGAATTCATGGTAATTGGTGGACGGGTCAAAGAGAGGGCACTTATTTCAGCCATATCCTGAACGGAAAAGGATTCATTGAATTAGATAAAACACCGGCATCAAGCATCACTCAGATTGACACAGTAGACCGCGACAATGCTGAGACTGTTTATGCTTCCACAAATTATTATCTTGAGAACTACGACAATGACATGCCGGCAAGAGTTCATTTGAATGATAACGCCTCTATTCCATCCAACATCCGAGATAGGAACGGAATCAAGGTTACTTATGTAGCGGGCTATGGATCAACCAGAACAAGTGTTCCGATGAAGCTTAGGCACGCTATCAAAATGATGGCCGCAGAGCTATACAATAAACGTGGCGACTGTGACGATTGCGCTATGAGTTCAGGACAGCTCCCAATACTGACTAGCTATAAAATAGAGAGAGTATGAAAATATGTTCCTCTCAATTCGACGCTTATTGTGAAGTCTTCGAGCGTGTTGAAGCCGATGACGGAGCAGGCGGTCAAACTATAACTTGGACCAGTCGCGGGAACATGTACGTTCTCGTTACCGAGTCAAACGCAGCTGAAAACTTGGATAGAGACGGCCTTGAGACACAAAGGCGCGTTGTGTTATACACACAGTACAGGACGGATATACAGACCAAGGATAGAATCACTCTTGATTCAAAGAACTACAACATCACATCCATCACAAGAGTGAACGACAAAGCGCGGTCAGAATATCGCGGCAAGTTCTTAAGAATTGATACAGATGTCTCGGATTGGTTCGGCATTTAAGATGGCTAGCATAAAACTAGAAATCAAAGGCCATGAGGAGCTAAAGAAGAAATACTTGAATCGCGGCATCTTAATTGGAAAGGCTACAAGTAGAGATTTAACTGAAATCGGCAAGATGTTAAAAGCTTATGTCACTAAGCAGATAAAAAAGCAAACTGGAAGGCCCGCCACTAGATACAATCCAACAAGATCGGTTAATGTTTCTAACCCTAAAGCCTATCCAAATGATGACCTTGGGGGATTAATCAGAGGGATTCGAGCATTTAAAAAGAAAAAGGGAAAGGGTAAATATCAGCTTCAATTCCAATCGAAGGCCCCTTATGCTCTCGATCTTGAATTTGGTACAACAAAAATGGCCGCTCGTCCATACATGCGACCAACACTAAAAGCAAACAGGAAAAAGATACGTGCAATCATCGCTGCGGGGGTTCGTCGTGCATTATGATATTTTAGGCGTAGCAATAACCAGAGCAAAGGCTGATGCTAATATTGCCTCTATTGTAGGTACTAAGATTTACAACAACGTGCCAAAAAACACTTCGCCGCCATATTTGCGTGTGCAATGGTCTGAAGCTCAGGACATGGAAGACAAGACGGCAAACTCTCAGTTTATATCTGGAACGCTTTCTTTTGACTTTTGGACAGAGAATTTTGGAGACAAAGACGTCTTGGATATGATGAACCATTTAACAGATGAATTTCATCTAAGCCCACTCACGTTAACGCAAGGCTCTACGAATTTACTAATAACGCGAGAAGGATACAATACTTTTCTTGAGGGCGACGGGCTTTCAAGACATGGAGTGATAACATTTAATTTACTTATTGAGGACTAAATAAGGAGTTTCACTCATGGCTAAATATAACGGCGTAGACGCTGTACTAAAAGTTGAATCATCACCGGGCTCATCTTCTTACAGCACCATTGGCGGGGTTATCTCGCACACAATGACATTGAATAATGAAGCAATTGATGTTTCAGACAAGGACTCTTCTCGATGGCGTGATATGCTTAATGCAGGTCAACGCTCTTTGCAGATCAGTTTGAATGGTTGGATCTCTGACGATGCAAACTATGAGCTTCTTGCTGATGCAGCAGACAATGATTCCATTTTGTCTTATCAATTTCTTTACGGAAACAGCAAAACATGTGAATGCGATTTTCATGTGGATAGCTTGGAACGTGGCGGCGAGTATAACAACGCTCAAACGTTTTCTTGTACTCTGTCTAACGACGGAACACCAACTTTCACTGGTTAATAAGGAAGATTAGGAATGGGTAACAAATTTAGATCCTCATTTGAAATCAAATTGAACGGCGTGGAGTACACTCTTCGCCCTTCTTTTGAGGCTATAATGGAGTTTAACGACAAGGCAGGGAAGGACGTTTTTGATGCACTGCAAGAAATGGCACAGCATCAAAAGCTAAGTATCAAGGTTATTGTTTCGTGTATATGGGCAGGAATCAAGGGAGAGTATGAATTTCAGGGCAGGGGCTTGGATTGTCCAAGCTTCAAGAAAATAGGTAACGAGTGCCAAAAACACGGGTATGCATCTTGTCTTCCTGCCGCTATTTCATTTCTATCTAAATCAGTCGCAAGTGATAATGATTTAAAAAAGATAGAAGGGGAGCTTCCCCCGACCGAAGCGGAGCTGTAGAAGATGTTAGTTGGTGGCGTTATCCGTCACGACTCATCAAGAGTTTGCATATTAGCCCGAAAGACGCTTGGAACTTTACTTTGTCTGAATACATTCTTATTGCGGAATGTGACGAAGACAATCCATTCGATAGCGCTGATGAGTCATGTTTTAGCATCGAAGCTATTGAGGACTTTGAAGCTAGGCATAGCGATAACAGAGCCAAATTACTACATAAGAAAAGTGATAAAATAGATGGCCAGTAAGGTAGATGATCTTTTAGTAGAAGTCAAGGCTGATGTATCTGATCTTTTAAAGAAATTAGGCATAGCTCAAGACTCTACGAAGTCAACTACAGAAAGAATGAAAGCTTCTTTTGGGGCTTTGTCTAGTGGGATAGGCGCAGCAACAAAAGCATTAGGGACTTATGGCCTAGCGGTTGATGGTGCAAAGGCGGCTCTAGCTCCATTCGAGGCAATGCTTGAAAGGTTAAATTCAAATGCAGGAATATTAAGAACAGCTAAAAACTTAGGTGTTTCAACTCAGAAGTTTCAAGAATTTACATTTGCAGCTAGGAACTTTGGAGCTAACTCAGAAGATGTTTATGATGTGATAAAGGATTTTGGGATTAGAGTTGGTGAAGCGGCTGAAGGTTCTGAAAGCATGGTCACGGCACTTGATAGGATTGGTTTATCTGCTGAAGAGTTGATAAGATTAAGCCCAGAGGATCAGTTTTATGCTTTGGCTGATGCGGTCAAGAAGTCAGAGGATGGATTAGCTAGGCTTTCACTAGATGAATTAGTTTCTGATCCCGGCATAAGAATGATTAATGTCCTTAAAAATGGATCTCTTGGCTTGGAGGATATGGCCGGAGAAGCTAGAGAATTGAATCAAGTTTTAAGCGAGACAGATTTAAGAGCTATGGAGGAGGCTGCTAAGTCAGTCGAAAAGCTCAAGATGGGATTTGAGGGACTTATGAATGAAGTGCTTATTCACATGGCTCCATTGCTTGAGAAAGTTCTTGATGGAGCAATTGAAGGTATTAAGCAAGTAAATAAGATGCTTGGTATCTTGGTGACGCTAGAAGATAAGGAAGCTAAACTTGTGGAGTTACAGGCATTGCAGGCCAAGTATGCAAAGGATAAAGAGGGGGTCGGTAGACTTAGACTGATAGCTATTCAGCAAGAAAAGAAAATTGAAGAGGAAATATTAGAGCTTACGCGTCAAATAAATGATGAGAAAGACAAGATGATGGATACAGGGAAAATGTTTGGTCCGTTTCAGTCTGAAGACGATACTCCATCATCATTTAATATGCAAGAAGAATACAATAAAAAATATGGTGATGAAGAAGAGGACGAGGAAGAAAAGAAAAAAAATCTTGATATGGGATATGGTGTTTATGGGCCAGAAGAATTTGAAGACTTAATGTCAAGGAACTTCGAGCAATTTGCTAGACTAGAAGAGCAAAGAAAGGCTTTTTTAGACAGGGAGCTCGGGGACCATGAAGAGCAATTTAGAAAAATGCAATGGTTGTGGGATAGTGGATACCAAGGAAAACTTAAAATAGCTAGCGATTTCTTTAATAACTTGCTGACAATGACGCAGGGAAGAAGTAGAAAGATGTTTGAGTTTACTAAGGCATTAGGGATCGCCGAAGCGACAATCTCAACATTCAAGGGTGGGGCAAAAGCTCTTGAGCTTCCTTATCCGTACAATCTTATTGCAATGGCCCAAGTGGTTGGAACAGGTCTTGCTCAAGTTTCAAAGATACAGTCTGTGCAGTTTGGCGGCGGAGGTGGCGGGGCCGGAGGTGGCGCATCATCACCAGCATCAGCTTCATCAGAGGCTTTGCAAGATGCAGGAGTTGGAACTTCTCAAACCACAAACGTAGACGTAACCCTACAAGGCGACTCATTCAGCGGTGAACAAATACGCGGCTTGATTGGAAGTATCAACGAGGCTACATCAGATAACGTAAAACTTAACGCGGTGATGACTGTATAAATATGTTATTGAACTATAATGTCATTGGAGGGGCAGCGATTTGGTTAGCTACCATCGTATGCTCTTTACTGACCCCGAGCAGCCCCTCATTTTTTAACAGGGGTCAAGAGGTCAGTAAAATGGAAATTTGGAAAGACGTGCCAAGTTATGAGGGCTGTTATCAAGTCAGTAATCTTGGAAATGTCAGGTCAGTTGATAGAATTGGAAGAGATGGAAGAGGCTTGAGGGGGAAGAATTTAAAAAAAGATAGGTCTACAAATGGCTATCTTCAAGTTAATTTATATCATCCACTAAAGCATCCTAGAACACTTGGCATTCATAGGCTTGTTGCATGGTCTTTTATAGGCGAGCAAGGAGATAAAGTTCATGTTCATCACATAGATAGTAATAAAGAAAATAATCAAATAGATAATTTAACATATTTAACTCATCGAGAAAACACATCATTGCAGTTAAGGAATTTGAAAAATGGGCTCCCTACTGGGGTAAGCAAAACCCAAAGGGGTTATGCCGCGACTCTTAGGTGCCCCAGAACTGGAAAGAAATATAGAGTTGGAACATTTAAGACAATTGCCGAAGCTTCTGATAAATATAAAGAGGCTCTTAGGTTAGGCGTTGAATATGTAAGAAGTAAATGTTTAAGAAAGAAGACATCTAAATATGAAGGCGTCAGGGTTAATGCAGCAGGGAACTACCAAGCTTATTTAAGGATTGATGGAAAATTCATAAATGTCGGAACCTACCAAACAGAGGACGAGGCAGCAAGTGAAAGAAATATAGCACTTAACAATATTGAGTTGACGAAAAATGGCCATAACGCCTAAGTTTCTTTATTCAAATGTTCTTCGTGGCATAACTCCAACATGGTCCGGAACTACTGTAAGCGGTTCTGGACCTGCAAACGCGACGGATTGGCTCGATTATAGTTATTTTTCTAGCGATAGCGGGTCACTAGATTACACCATGACGACAGACACGGATATTGATTCAGTAGCTTTATACGTCGCAACCTTCACCGGCACAGGCTCACATTCAATTGTCCTTCAATATGAGTCAAGCCCTTCCACGTTCACAACTTTATCAACACAATCAACGACAAGCGGTAAGCTTATTTTTGATGAATTTACAGGTGTCACTGTTTCAAGTGGAAGGAAAATAAGATTTGTAATAACTGTAGGAACTGGAACGCTATTGATTAGACAGCTTGTTGTTGGTGAAGTGATGACGGCAGAGCGGGGGCAATGGGCTAGCGCAACAGTGCCAACATTCCATCAAGGTATTCAAGTGTCTAATTCAATAAGTCAGAATGGAAGCATTCTAGGTCGATCAATAAAACGAATTGAGAAGAAAGGCAAGATTGACCTAGACCATTTGAGTGCGGCTTGGGTTCGCTCTACATGGGAACCATTCTCACAACACGCGGCACGATACGCCTTTATTTATCAATGGAATAATCGAGACTACACAGATGAAACGGCTTTCGCTATTGCTACCGGAATAAAAGCACCATCTCATTCAAGCGCGGGGCTCTTATCTGCTTCAATGGATTGTAGATTCTTAACGGCAGACGAGAACGCAATCTAGATGGCATACGACGACGTAAAGATTTTATCAGGGCGGCAGCCTATAGTTTTAGTTGAGATCGATTACAAAGCCTGTTCTCTGACTTACGGCTCATCACCTTGCACCGCTTCAGGGGCATCAGGCACAGAGTGCTTTAATTCATTCGCCACATGCCAAGACCAACCAAATTACGCATCAACAACAAAAACATTTCGGTTCTCATCAGTCAGAATTGACGGTATTCAAGGCGCGGGGGAAACTCCAACATTCCCTACAGTGGTTAGTTTAAACACAGCACCGACAGTTTTGACCCCATCTAAGGGGTTGGGCATACGTTCAAGCGTATCAATCACTCTGACGGATCATCCATACACCGATGAGGGGATCGATAGCTATGTGGCAAACAGAAGCTACACGCCACAAGAACAAGGCTCATTCTGGGGAAAGATGATAACTAGATGGCCTTTTTATGAGAATAATGAGGTGCGTGTAAAAACTGGATACTTAGCTGATGATGGCACCTATGACGCTGCTAATTTTGTCACTCGAACATATTTTCTGGACACAATCAAAGGCCCGTCCGATAATGGGAAGGTCACTTTAGTTGCGAAAGACATCTTAAAATTTGCAGATGGTGAAAAGGCGAATCAGCCCACACAATCACAGGCAACTCTTGACGCTGACCTTGGAACAGGCGTATCAACATTTGATATAACTGATCCGAACGATGACATAAAAGACGCTTATGATGACGCAGCAAATGTTGGAGCCTCACAGGTTTACATAAGAATAGATGACGAGTTAATGCTATGCACAAACCTCACAGGATCGGCGGGAGCCTACACGCTGACAGTCACGAGGGCAACTATGCCGGCGGCCTATTCTGGGACTGTCACAGAGGAAGAACACAGCGAGGATGCAAGTGTGCAGCACTGCTATTTCTATGATGGCCTTGAGGTTGATAACATTGTTCAAAACCTTCTTGAAGATGTTGCGGGGATTAGCTCAAGCTATCTAGACTTGTCAGGATGGCAGGATGTGATTGATTTTGGTCTTCAAAGTTATACATTCACAGCGTTAATAACTGAACCGACGGCAGTAAAAGAACTACTTGAAGAAATAACCCAACACACGATTTTGATTTGGTGGGATGAGCGGGATCAAAAAGTTAAGATGGATTCAATCATTAGAAGGGCTAACGACTATGGACCTTTTGATGATGACTCTCATTTAATAGCCGGTTCGGTTGCAGTTGCTAGAGATGACAAAAGCAGGGTTTCACAGTTCTGGCTTCACTATGGTTTGCGCAGTCCAGTTTTAGAAATGGATGAAATCAAGAACTTTTCAGTTGTGAAAGTTAGCGCGGACCTTGACGCTGAATTGTCTCTGGAGTATGGCCAATCAAGAATTAAAAAAGTATTTTCTAGATGGTTAAGTTTAGATAATAAAGCGGTCGCCTCTGAAATATCAAACAGATATGTAAACGATTATCGAGACACAAAGCACATCATAAGCGCAACGCTAGACCCCAAAGATGACGACGCTTGGACAGGTGACAAGGTTTCTTTGACAACTCGCCAAGTGCAAGATAGATTCGGCGCACCAGTTGAGAGAAACTATCGATGTTTAAAGGTGACTGAAAAGCTTAATAAAAACATGCCTTCTTATGAATATGTTTTCCAATCGATCGGTGGTATTTATGACGGGTCAGAGCCAAGCATTTACGGCCTAATAACTCCTGATTTAGACCCAGATGATGGGGTGAGTGATTTTCCGGACTATTCAAGCGCGTCAGTTGAATTAAAATCTAAATATGCCTTTATCGCTGAGACCGATAGGGGCGACAGCAACCCCGGGTTTTCACCAAACGAGAGACCATACGTTATTATATGACCGACAAAGATTACAGAGTCATCCTTGACCAATATTGGGAGGTTATTGAGGCTTGCATTGAAATGCAAAAAGACTATGCCGGCACCTCAGAGAAGTACACAAAAGGACACCGCATTTGCCCCGACTCGGTTGGTGATGTGATAGAAAAGCTAATCCAAGCAAGAAAGCGTTTTCCAATTAAGAGAGTCACACAATGGCAACAACAATAGGCAATTTTACAGCAATCAACGACGCTGAAGTCGATGCAGAGAGTCCAATCACTGAGTCTTTAATGACTCGATTAAGAGATAATGCTTATTGGGTCAATGCGGGAACGCAGAAGACAAGCGAGACAACAGCGAACAAGGTTTTGGAGACTGCCGGCTCTGGTGTTTTGCAGTGGACTCTTTCTAGCTCTTTTGGAGTAAATGGAACAAAAGGAGTAGCCGGCGTTTCTGTAACTCCTGCAACATCTGTTGCTATTCAAACAAATCGATACCTTTTGATTTATGCTCAAGGGGCATCTTCAACATATCCACCAATGGCAATAATTGATGCTTCAGATGATACGTTTGTCGGCATTGGTGAAGATAGTTCTGGAGGTGGTCACACAGTTAGCGGAACTATTACAGGGTCAAATTCTTTGATTTTGCCGTCTGGATCAACTGGTTCGACTCACGGAATACAAGTTTTAAAAAGCGGCTCTGATTATGATTTTAGTCAAACAGCAAGTTCAAAAGCTGACGCTATCCTATACATTTGGCTCTAAATAGACAACTAACTCAAAAGGAATAAAATATCAACATGGCTGACGAATTCGACAAATATCAAACAGGGCTAGACAGTCCTGCACCAAGCGCTGAAGAAGTAACTCCAAGCGATTCCGTTAACTTGGACAATACAAGCCGAGGACTTTTTGTTGGTGTTGCGGGAAATGTTTCTGTTGAAATGGCCGAGACAGGCACAGCCATTGTATTCACGGGTGTCCTAGCAGGTTCAATCCTTCCGATCAGAATCATCAGAGTGAACAGCACAGGCACGACCGCAACAGATATGGTTTCTCTTTACTAGGGCAATCCATTGAAGATTGCAATAGGCATTGACGTAGTTGGCGGCGGGGTTTTTGCCGACACTGAATCAATGATTTTGGAAGTTCAAACCACGGGTGCAAGTGAGACTTTCACTCTTCCCCTTGGTAACACCTCAACTTATAATTTCAATATTGATTGGGGTGATAACTCAAGCGATACGATCACAACATACAACGACGCTGATTTAGCACATGTATATGCAGACGCTGGCACCTATACAGTTACGCTTACAAATAATCAACAAAACTTTGGTCAGATTAGGTTCGATAATGGCGGTGATAAAACCAAGCTGAAGAAAATTAAACAATGGGGTACCGGCTTTACTTGGCATAACTTTGACGATGCATTTTTCGGTTGCTCTGCAATGGATATAGAGGCGACAGATGAGCTAGATTGTACTGAAATGACAAGCTTAAATGCTGGTTTTCGTGGATGTACTTCAATCACTACGGGAGCAAATCTTGTCAATATTGGCGCTGTATCTATGAAGGATATTTATACTGGTTGTTCTTCTTTGACTACAGTTTCTCAAATGAGCACTGAATTAGTAACTAATTTTCAAGGTTCTTTTAATGGTTGTTCGAGTCTAGAAACATGGCCTATCACTTCAACCGCATCAGCCACGGGAATGTTTGCGATTTTTCAGAATTGCTCAAGTCTTGTAACAGGTGGGGATATAAATTTATCCAGTACCACAGGTGGGGTTAACACCGCTGGTAATATTTTTATAAATTGCTCATCACTAGAAACTGTTGGGACTATAACTCTAACAGGTGCATCATTTGCCTCATTTAATTATATATTCGCGAACTGTTCAAGCCTCACAACTGTTACGTTCTCTGGGTCTCTACCGGCTTCATGTGTTAAATTAGATAGCACATTCAGAAATACAGCCTTAACAACTATTCCAGACTTGGGTTATGGCAATGTTGAGGATTGGTCTAGTGCCTTTAGAGACTCAACCTCTCTAAACAGTTTTGACTTCAGTGCATTCGATTACAGCTCAGCTGATGATATGGGTGAGACTTGGACTGGCTTGACGTTGCTAACCTCAGTTTATGACCAGATGATTCAAGACTGGTCTAATAACAATGTAAACACGAATGTTCCTGTTGGTGCGGGTGGCTCTAAATACACAAATAGCGGCGCAACAGCTACAGCTTATACTGATTTGACGGTCACTAGAAGCCCAGCTTGGTCTATTGCAGATGGGGGTGCAGTATGATAGTTACGCCACAAGAGAACGGCATATCTGAGATATTCTGCAATGGAGACCATTGGATGGTATTGCATGATGACTCAAAGGTCTTGTTTAAAGGTCAATGTGGTCATGGAATAACGCCACACACAATCGAATATTTCGACACCGAATTAGATATGGAAACTCGCATTATTCAGCTTGGATTAGAGGACTCCTAAAATGAATGATGAGATTCTTAAAGAAATCCAAGGCGACATCAAAACAATGATCGGCCAACTCTCCGGCATGAGCGCTACAGTTGTGTCGCAAGGCGAAAGAATCGTAAGGCTAGAGCAAGCTGACAGAGACCACGAGCGCGACATAAACGAGTGTCACGCAAAACACCGCGAGCATGAAGGGGCTCAAAAAACACAAGATAAGAACATGAAAATCTTTGCATGTGTTGGAACTGCTTTTGGAATTGTCCTAGTATTCGCTCAGTTTATCGATCTTATAAAAGAGTAATGAGATGATAAAGGACGAGCACATTTTGTATTCAATGGCCTTTTTAGCGGTCTTCTTTATAATCGCTTTGTTAATAAAGTATTATCAGGTTTAAAATGGCTGCTGGAACATATCACTTTAAAGTAATCGAGGGCGACACCTTCAGCGTTCCAGTAACTTGGAAAGATTCAAACGGCAATGCCTACGACATAACCGGCTATTCTGCCGCGATGGATATTAAAAAACAAATAGGTGGGACAGTTGTTCAGGCTCTTACAACTGCCGACTCTACAATAACAATCGCGACCGGCACAGATGGAGTGCTTGATTTGCTTTTGAGTGCTGCACAAACTGACGCAATCACAGCCGACACATATATTTATGACCTTGAAGTGACAAGCGGGGCCGGTGTTGTAACAACTCTTTTGAAGGGAACGTTTACGATCCAACCTCAAGCGACTGAGTAATGAGCATTACAGCAAGCGAGACGCTAGCCGCTAACACTGTCACAGTTGACGCAGAGCCAAAGAAAGCTAGCGAAGTATTAACTGAGAACTCTGTTGTTGTATCTGAAGGCGGTAGCTCTTCCTCTGTGACACAAACATCTTTGTCGGTGACTGTAACGGACACAGCGGCCAAATCTGTGACTCAGGAAGGTTTGAGCGGTCTTATTCTGACGCAAAAAGTTGATGTTGCACCACCTAACGAATGGACACCCGCATTGACAACCACTAAACTTTGGCTTGATGCAGACGACGCCACAACTATCACAAACGTTGGAAGCAATACACTCCAGTGGGATGATAAAAGCACAAATGACTTTCACGCCACTCAAGGCGCAGAAAGCGAACAACCAGACACTGGACTTGATACTCAGAACAGCAAAAACGTTTTGAGATTTAGCGGGGTTGAATGGATGACAACCGGAGACGTTAATCTCTCAAGTCAGCCAACAACTATTTTCACAGTTGCCAAAGTAAGAGCCACCGGATTAAGCGGCAGAAATTATGTCTTTGATGGTGCCGAGGGATTTAATCAATACAGAAATCTATTTGCTTTAGATGGTCCAAACAATGACAGGCCGAGTATTTGGGCCGGAACATGGGGTTCACATTCTAATTCAACAGATGCGAACTATCACGTTTTTGAATGTCACTACGAAGGAAATAGTAGTGTTATTGGAATAGACGCTGACAGAGAAACAGTTGCAGCAAGCACAAACGGAAACTTAACCAAGGGTATAAATATTGGTACAAACTACACAGATTCAGCCGATTTTTTAGATGGTAATATTGCCGAGATAGTTTTAATTGATGGAACACCAACAACAGACATAAGGCAAAAAATAGAAGGATACTTAGCTTGGAAGTGGGGCCTTCAGGCGAATTTACCAAGTGACCACCCATATAAAAACGCTGCTCCAACTGTTCTTGATTAATTTTATGAAAGAATATTATATTTTCAAAACTGAAGAACAGGCAATCAATTGCATTAATTTTATTAGTGGCTCTGAATGGTTCCCAATAATCGGCGATAAACTAGGAACACCAAATCCAAGCGCTCAAAAAACTGTTAGATGGGTAAGCAAACCTAGAGAGATGGCCTCTGGAGAATGGGCTGTCTCAAGGATACCACAATCAAGACTCGATGAATTAGGTGTTCCACAAGAAAACCGGGACGCTTTTATGGCTGCATTTGGTCAAGACATCAGAGCTTTAGATATTGAAGACTTTCCACCTCCACCAGAAACGCCATAATGCGAACACGCCCAAAAAGGTTTGAGAACTTCATTTCTCTCTCAATAGCTTTTCTCTTGCTCGTTCTTATAATCGCTGCGTTATGCGGGAGCGTTTAAGATGTTGACAGAGATGCTAGGTTTAGCCGGTTCAGGCGTGGCAGGGTCCATCTTTGGAATCGTATCTGATCAACTGCAAGCAAGTGCAGAACGTAAAAAACTGGAGGTAGAACTTGAAATTAAACGAAGAGCAAATGAAGCAGGGCAAACCCTTGAGCATGTTCGGACTGTTGCTGATAAGCCCTTTTTTGGTTTCACTTTCGGGATGCTTGTCTTCACCTACTGCGCGTGCGCCGTTATCTGTTTTACATTCCCAGAAGTCGTCGTCTGGACCTTCAACCCAGAAAACGAGCCAAAAAAGTTCTCGTTCCTTTGGGGACTGGTTAATTATGAGTGGAAACTTACAAAGGTTTATGAAGTAACGACAGCAGGGATTGGATATTCTTTGCTTCACCCGATAGCTTTTCAGATCGGAAGCGTGATAACAGGAATCAACGCCTCAAGGAAATAATTTACTCATAGAGTTAAATTATACGTCTAATGTAATTTAATTTACTCATAAGTAAATAATCCCGATCGCACATATTTGTATCAAATCTAGATGATTAAACAAAAATGTTCCCGATCAGGTTAATGACACCGATCAAGCGCATCAACCATAGCACGCATTAAATTAATCATTTGGCGGTGAGATAGCTGTCTCATTATTGCAGACTCAGCCTTTAAGACCTTTGTTTCTGACCATTTATGATTGAACTCATGCACAAACTCATGAATAAGCGTGCTTAAAATCTCTCCTCTCGGGTTGAGCTGAATGCGATTGTCGCCCATGAAGCAAAGACCGTGAAAATCACGCATGGTACGAAGGCGCAAAGTAAAATCAGGATTCTTAAGGCATTTATAAACTTTTCTAGTAAATGCATAAGTTTCCCTTTTTGTCATAGTATCTCAAAGTCATTATCTTGTATCGCTTTTATTATAGTGCGCATGTGTTTTTCACAGACTTTTTTATCAGAGAAGAGTCTTGATTCTCCCCTGAATTGTGTTCCGTTTAAGTTTGTGGAAAAGCATTTCCAAAAGAAAAGCCCCTCTTTTTTGACTACTTGAAAATAGTGTTTCATATCTGGTAGATTGAATTAGGTCCTTGTTTCTGGTTGATCTTCTGGCAGACTGAGCATGTGTAGTTGTTTTCTGTCTTCAGTTTAAAAGGCTTTCGACACCTCAAGCAGTTTCTTACTTTCTTATCTGGCTTTTTATAGAAGCGGTTTTGAACACCACCGTAAAGTTTTTCATGCCACTTAATATCTTCTTCGAGCTGAATTTGCTCACGCGACTTTTTTGCCATGCCGTTCCCTCATTGGAAACGACAATTCTACAAAATTGTGTCGAGTTACAAATCTAAACCAGAAATGTATTCTCTACACAAATCCACTCGCATTTTGATTGTATCGATCAGGCTTGGATTATATTCAAAATGGAACTCTTTGATCCTGTGTTTTCTCGGAACAAAGTCATAATCAAGCGCTTTTCTGTCTAGCTCTTTGGGCGTGTTCATCAGGACATAGGCCACAGTCCCCTTTTTTATACCCGTCAAGTGCATATATCCTTGAACTTGATACATATAGTTCAGATCGGGTATAGTTTCATCAAAGCGCGGGAAAGTGTCGTGCGTCCATGGCGCTTTTATGTCAATGATGCGGTCCTCGTGTATGACATCTGGAGTCCCTGTAAAGTAATCATCTTCAAACATATCGCCCCAGTATCTTTCGAAGCTTGGGTCTAGATATTTGATAGCGTCAAGTTCTACCAGTTTGCCCTTCTCAGTTTCCTTGCTCCAGAATTCATAATGCCCGTAAATCTGCTGATTTAGCCATTTTTGGCAATATGAAACGCCCCCCTTAGTCAGCTCTGGTTTACTGTCTCGCTTTGAGATAAGCTTTCCAAATTCTTCAGTTTGCTTTTCTGTCAGCTTTTCTTTGCCTCTAAGCTCTGCCAGTCTTTCCTTTTGCTTGTCGGTTAGGAGGGCCGTTTTCAGCCCCCCCATAATCTCACCGATTGCGCTGCATCTGATTTTAAAGTCTTTCATTCAGCCCCCTTTTTGGCTTCAGCCTGAAGCTTTAAAAAAGTATCAACTAATTGTTGTCTAGTCATATCCTTTGCGTCATCAGGTGGAACTAGATTTTCATTAATGCATCCAGTTAGAAATCGATCAAGCTCTAACTTTGTCGCCTTCTGGGGTACAGATTGTTTATCCTCAGAATACGCCTTTTGTGCGTGGTTTCCGTCGTCGTCTTCATCGCAAGCAATGCAGAGGATCGAAGCCAGTGAATAGCGACGTGCATAAGTGATGCTTGATCCCGCTCCCTGTGCTCCACCACCACGGCCCAAAGGTAACAAGACCTCACCGCAATCGATAGACTCACCACTTGAATGATACAAAATTGTGCTGACTCCACACATGCCATCTTTCATAATGGGCATTTGAACAACAGACAATCCATTCTCTGATAGGATCGGTTTAGACATTTCAATAATATCGTCAAGGCTTGCATACTTTGACTTGAAATGCGGGTTTGTTTTAGACTTGCTTACGCTTGTCATTTGGCCTTGCGATTTTGCTAAGGCTTCGGCTATGTTTTTTTGACTCATGTTTGTTATCTCCTATAAGTTCCTTTCAATCTTATCCGTGCATAAGATAGGTCAAGACATATATTTAAAATAATTTTAAAAAGATCTTTAAAAATAATTCAAAACAATCCTTGCAACCTCAAATGCACGAATAAGATCTTTTTATTCCTTAACCGAGAGACGACAATGACAGAAACATTTTACATTGAACGAGAAGACAACGAAATCACAGGCTTGACCTTCACAGTCGAAATACAAGCATTCCAAGAGTGTGTTTGTGAAGGTGGCTTTGATGTGGGCGGAACTGAATCATATTATTGGGGCATTGAAGAGAGCGAAACGAAGGTTTACTTCAATGACACAGATGTGACCGGCAAACTTAAAAAAGAAATCATTGACCAGATCACTAATGAGCAAGAGCTGCTTGCAGCCATTGAACTACAACTAGAAGAGGTTTAATCATGGAAATAACACTAGACGTTGATAAATGGGACAAAGCCAACGATTTTTACTGGGCTCTCTGCATTCAAAACAAGGTAGAGCCAGTCTATATGGGCGAGCGCGAGTTTTACGAGAATGGCGAAGGTGCTAGCCCTGCATTTGAAGCGGTGCGCTTTTTCAATAAAAAACATGGGGCTGGTAAATGAATAACCTTTTGCAAGAATGCCCCTCAATGCTAGGCCCCATCGAAAAATGGGGAAAGCTAGCGAGCCGGTACAAAGTACAAAAAGCCCTTATCGGTCACAACCTCACAAGGGAAGACAAGGAGCTCAGGCGAAAGATTGTGAAAATAGCAATCGCAGAATGTGAGAATGAACAACATGCTTTAATTAGAAGCCAGATAAATGAAAAGTGAAATCGCGAATGTATTTTATAAAGCTCGAATTGAGGAGTTAGAAGGCATTCTAGAAACTTTACTAGGGAGTGGTGTATGGTACAAATCAGCCCTTGAGATTGATGTATATAACAAAGACGTAATGGATGGCGAAGCATTAGAAAAGTTGATAACTGAAACACTTAAAAGAAGGATTGAATAATGAAAAATAAAACTGAAGAATGGAGAACTGAAGACCTCGATAATTTTGAAGGCTGCATAATCGTGGGCGTTGCAATGGCCGTGCTGATTGGTTGCGCGGTTGTTGGATTGGGCGCTTTGATAGGGATAGCGGGAATATGAGCTTCAGAGAAGAACTAACCTTCACAGTCGAAGGCGAACCAGTAGCCAAACAACGCCCCCGCCACGTTCGCGGGATCGTTTACACGCCAAAGAAAACAATGGACCGCGAGAAGATAATCGCAAAGCTAGCTAAAAGCGCCGTATCTCAATCAGATTGGACGAAAGCAGAGAAAGGCGAGCCATTACACGTCGAAGCAGAGTTTGGCTTTAAAATGCCTGAATCATGGTCGAAAAAGAAACGGGCAGAAATGGAGCAGTCATCATGCTGCAAAACTCCTGACATCGACAACATTTGTAAACTATATTTGGATGCTTTGAATAAAGCTGAAACAGTCTGGCACGATGACGCGCAAGTTGTGAGCTTGGTTTGTGAGAAGGTCTGGACAGAGAAACCTTATACGATTATTACAGTAGTGAAATTATGACGAACTCAACTTGCTTTTTGTGCGGCCTTCCACTACGCGAAGGCGAGAGCGTAAGCCATCGGCTTGTAAATGGCGGTCATAGACCTGTCCATGACTCATGCTTTAAAGACTACCGCATTATCGAGCTTGAAGCGGAGAACGAGGCTTTGAAAGAAGCTAATAAAAACTTGATGAGTAAGCTTTACAGCTAAAATTAAATAAAATTATTAACAAATAACAATAGTTTCAAACGCATTTTGGAGATGATAAGATGCAATAAGCAATTATGGTAGATCGGATTTTACCAAAAAAAATACAATCCGAGAGAATGACAATTACGCCAACAATCGCGATGGCGTGGCTGGAATCTAATCATGACAGACAAAGAAAAGTCAACAAAATAAGAGTTGAGAATTTAGCCAAAATCATGGCCGATGGAAGATGGGGCGAGTCAAATGATGATATATGTTTCGATGTTAATAATAATTTAATTAATGGACAGCATAGACTAAACGCCGTTATAAAATCAGGCGCTACAATCGAAAGTTTTGTTAAATTCAATATGCCATCCGAATCAATGACATACATGGACACAAATCAGGCGCGAACGAATATTCAAAGGCTTAATATGATTGGTTATGACACCACAAAGGCAAAGACTGAAGTAGCTAGATTCATTGCTTATCTAATATCTCGACAAACTTCTCAAGATATATTTAATATTATGAGCTGTCACGATTATTACAGAGAAGAAATAGATTTTTTACATGATAATAGTGCTAGAAAAATTCTTGCTCCAATTCGATCAGCTCTTGTTGTTGGTATGAATAATGGCGTGATAGATGGAGAAATGGCGATTAACTTTATAGAGGCTATGGAGATGCCGCGTAATGAATCTGAATGGGCCGCAACATCTCTAAATAATAAAATAAAACGCATTGGCAGAAGGTATGGAGGGGACAGATGTTTTATTTACAAAATGAGCACAAAATCAATTGTTAAGTTCTCAAGAGGTGAAAAGTCTTTTAGATGTTCTGTCGATTCTCCTGCTGCTTATGAAATTAAATGGAATCCGTAACTTTACAGCTAAGTATCTTAATTAGAATATAATTCTCCATTAAGTGTTAAAGGCCCGTTTAGCGGCGGGCCTAGCTTAAGGGGAAATGGAAAACACTTATCGGAGCACAAACAAATGAAATGGTTTAAACACTCTTGTACTGCAAGAGACGATCAGAAAATATCTAAATTAATGGACGAACTTGGCCTTGAAGGTTATGGTTGTTACATGATTATTTTGGAAGTTGTAGGCCATGAAATGGGGCCGAGTAATGACTGTTTCGCTGAATTTTCTCTCAAGAAATGGGGAAGTTTTGCCCAACTTTCTCCAAAGAAATTCTCAAAGTTTGCTCAAGTTATGGTCAAACTTTCGCTG